TCAAAACATTATGATAAAATTACTAGGGTAGGTACTACAGGCAGAAGAAAACAAAAATTTAAAATATCAAAAGTTCCAGAAATTATTCCATTAATAAAAGACAGAAGAAAAATTAATGATTTAACTGATTATGATTTTGATGTCTACAGCATGAGAGGTCTAGTTGTGGATGGAAAGCGTAAACCTCTTACTGGATTAGGTTTACACTCTTACATGGAAAGAAATAAAATTAATCATGTAGTAGACATAATAAAAGCCTGGCCAAAAGATAAATCTCTTAAGGTTCCATCTTGGAAAGTATTATTTGCATATTTAAAAACTTTAAACTTCACACCAGAAGAAGTTTTAGATGGTGCAATTATGAGCTCACAAACTAAAAAAAGATTTTTAGAAAAAAGAATTTTTAGAGAATATGAAAACAACGCAGAGTATGCAGTTAATAATTTAATTGAAATATACAGAAACTTTTTAAAAACAAAGCAACCTTTTAAAATGTTTTTAGCAGATAAAAAATTTATATTGTGGTGCCAAGAAGAAGACATTAATTTTGAGAGTGACAACCATTGTAGAGACACAGTTAAACAAGTAGTAAAACTTTATAATAAAAAAAATCCCAAAGATAAAATTCCAGAAAAAATGAAATAAAGCTTACTCACGCAGTGAGTAAAAAAAGAGCCTCTTACTAGTTCAGCTAGTACAGCGTTCTTTTGAAGAAGTTATTTGCAACTGATATAATTACACCATCAACAGCAGGTTTTATGTTGTGAACGCAAAGTTCTAAACATTGGGTATACTGTGTGAGACTTCGGTCAAAGCTATTAAATACCCAGCAGGCCTTATTCTTTCTGCCTGTCAAACCTGTTGGAGATGTAAGTGAAACATTAACAAAAGGTATACAAATATGACAGATATAACAAAATATAAGTCAGTTGCAGTTAAGCATCTAACTTATGACCAACTGAAAGACCTATCAATAAGTAATGAAACACCAATTAGCAGGTCAGCTATGGTTGCTCATTTAGTTGATAAAGAGTGGAGAAAAAAAGTTACTTCAATACACAAACCAAAAAGAAACTTTTTTAAAATGCTCTTTCTAGGTCTTCGACAAAGTGAGGTAAAATCAAATGACAATTGATAAAAAAGTAGTCCTGGTATCAGACAAGGGACTTAACAAAAGACAGTTATTCGTAGAGAGCCCACCAGTTGTTGCTGGGCAAATACGAAGCTATATCGGTTCATTCAAAAGAATTAGAGAAGCTGTTAAGGAAACATATCCTACTGCTAAATTCTATTTCAAAAGTATAGATGAACTAGAAAATCCAATACTGGAATAATAGCAATCTGTAATGTCTGATTATTATAAAACTAATACACTGGGATTACCGAGAGGTGTAAAAAACACTCATAGATTTAAACACGCAACACATGTGTATGTGTCCACAAGTAAATCAATCTATGGGCGTAAGTTTTTTTGTAAAATGAAACTTTTATGTTTGACATGGTGGAGGCAAATAGACTATTTAGTATTTACCTACCTACCAAACTCCAAACATAAACACAGCACATACAGAACATTTTTTGTTGATAATTTTTTTATCTGTTCAGTGAATGTTCTGTTGGGAAATAAAATTAATTTGATAAGGAGTATATAAATATGAAATACAAAAACTTTAATATCTTTTTGGAAGATGTCTCATATTGTGTACCAACTAAAGAGCTCTTCAAGCAGACTTACAAGTCTCTTTTTGAGTTCAATAGATATAAGAATGAGTTTGAGAAAACCTGGATGATTAGGTTTCACAAATGGAGGCTTGTTATATCTATAGATAGACTAGTTGAGCTATCGAAAGCTGGGATTTATTCCCAGGAGTTGGATACAGAAATAAGACCTACTGGAACAGATACAAATATAACAAAACTGAAGTAATTACGCTAGTAATAACAACTTGACTAGCGTAGTTATAATAGTTTATAAAGAATTTATGCAAGTGAATATGATAAATACTAGACATAGTATGAACAATAATAGTTATGGTTCTTTTGGTGTTAGAACCTTGATAAGAACAACGCCTATCAATTACTCTTGCTCAATAACTAAAAAAAGGGAGGAAACAATGTCATCATTTGGTGAGATTGCTTCAAAGTTTAGTAAGTTGGGCGATAATAAAAACATTGGTAATGGTCTATACTTACATACTTTGATGCTGTTCCACTCAATTTGTCATTTAAGAAATGATGAATTGACAGTTGAGAACGCAAATAAAAAATATGCAGAGTTGTATGGTGAGTTTTTAAATTCAGCATCAATGAGCAGAAATAACCAGGTGTTGGTAAAGCTAGGTTTAATTAAACTTCATGAAAGTAATGCAGATAGGAGAGCAAAAGAAATTATGTTCACTACTGTTGGTCATAAGTTTAAAAACTTTTTTACTGACTTACCCAAACGAGCAAAGGAGGCTATATAATATGGGGATAAGCAAGACGAGTAATGGCAAGTTCAGAGTATTCGTATCAGTTAAAGGTAGAGGTAGAAAAACAGCTACTTGTGATACGAGTGATGAAGCACTTGCTAAAGAAGAACAACTTCGTAAAGCTTTAATTGATGGTAAGAATGTACCAGCAGGAAGAGCTAATACTGAAGTAACATTAGAGCAAGCTTGTGAGGCTTGTTATAATGACCCAGAGAGTGGGTGGAAAGACACTGAACATGGTAAAAGACAAAAATACTTCTTCAGTTATTTCTATTCTTTTTGGGGTAAAGATAAGTTGTTGCGTGAAATAAATAAAACTGAATGGTATAAATTTATTGAGCAGTTTGAAGATAACGCTACAAATAATAGAAGAGCTTGTTGCATTAACAAAGTATTTAGACATGCTTTGGAGCAAGGTACTATAACAGCAGATAAATTGTTAAAGATACCTAGAAAAAAAGAGAAGCTAACAAGGCTTTCTATTTATACATATGAGCAAGAAGAAGCTATCTACGCACAGTGTAAAGCTTTTGGTTTTCATGACTTGGAGGACTTTGTAAAAGTTCTTATTGATACTGGTTGTCGAGCTGAAGAAGCTATTAAGTTTGCACCTAAAGATTTACAAAAATCTAAAGATGGTTGGACAGCTCATATATACAGACAAAAAACTGACACTCATACTTCTATTGGTCTAGCTACTAGAACAAAAGAAATATTAATGAGAAGGTCTAACATGAAAACATTCTTTGAGACCAGCTACAGGCAAATGACTTACAAGTGGCAGATGGTAAGACATCAACTTGGCCAAGCTGATAACAAAGACTTTGTATTCCATACATGCAGACATACTTGTGCTTCGAGACTAGCTGAAGCAGGAGCTACATTTATGGAAGTTTGTGATTGGATGGGTTGGAGTTTCAATTCACCTGTTGCAAGAAGATATGTTCATTTCTTTCCAAAAGGTAAAATTAGTATGGCAAAGAAACTGGATGTATTAAGAGACGAGTTAAAAGTTGTCTCTGGTGGCAAAAGCTAGTAAAAACAATGTGCATCCAGTGTGCATTTAAGTGCATTGGTGCCAAGCTTGGATGGAGGTGTAGATGATTAAGTTAAGTAAATCAAAACTTTTTAGTTTGTCGGTAGACTTAAAAACTACGAACACAATTTACGCCTCCGACATATCTACTCTGGCGTAGTAGAATAACATATAATCCAAGCCTTTTAAACTGTTGCGTAGTTAATTCGTGATAGTTACGCTGTCGTAGTAGATGTGCACTTCAATGCACAAAGACTACGAACAAACTGTAAACACACATGAGGTAAATATGGATATAGACGCTAAAATACTTGAGAAATTTAACATTCTTAAAAAAGATAAGAGTGTGCCTTCAACTCAACATGAAAAAATAGAGGCTCAAAAGACGCTAGAAATAGCTATGGTTCAAAGTGGTATCAAAAGGTTCCACAAAAACATCGAAAAAGCTAGAGCAAGAAAAGCAGAGAAAAAAGACAAAGAAGGTAATCTTGTTTTAAAAGAACGAGAAACCAGTGAGAGCACTACAATTTATGGCCAAGTGCTAATACAGACAGGCCTAGAGCCTTTAAACAGTGCTTTAAACAAATACTTTATAGAAGCATTTGATGGGCACGCCAAGAGATACGCAACTGAAGCTACATTGTTAGCTAAATGTATTCCTATCCAGGAAGTAGAAACAGACAATCCAGAGAGGTGGTCTAGTATTAGTTTTATATGTTTAAAAGCTGTACTAGATAGCATCACTGTTTCATCAACCCAAACAAAAGCAGTATTGAAAATAGCTAGTGCTATTGAGGATGAAGCTAGGCTCTTATATTTCAAGGAAAGCGATAATAAGACCTACAGCCAGACTAAAGAATGGCTCAAAACCAAGAACAATTACAGGCATAAAAGGAAGGTATTCCAATATGCCATGAATAAACACCAGTTGGAATACACTGGTTGGTCTAAAGAAGAGAGGGTTAAACTAGGTAAATTGTTGCTGGAAATGTTAGCCAGCACCACTGGTTTTATTAAGCTTACCAAGACTTATGCTCAAAAGAACAAGTCAATTGTCTATGTCCAGGCCACTGAAAAAACAATGGAATGGATTGAGCAGAAAAAATTACATGCAGAAATTTTAAAACCATTTAGGGAACCCATGGTTATTTCACCTAAAAGGTGGGACAACAATCCTTATTCTGGTGGGTATGTAATTAAAGATTTAAGACCAGCTCAATTAGGTTCCACTATAGGAGAACTTAAATCCAAAAATCAACAATCAACTGATGAGGTAACACATGCACTATAATATGGTGAAAAGAGCATCCAGAGCTTATCTGGAAGAAATATCAAACAGAGCACATGAAATGCCAGAGGTTTATAAATGTATAAACACTCTACAGGAAACACCTTTTAAGGTTAATGTTTCTGTTTACCAGGTACTAAAAACAATTCATCAAAAAGGTTTACCAATTGCTGGCTTACCAAGTAGTAAAATACCACTGCCACCAAAACCTTTTGATATTGGAACCAATGAAGAAGCTAGAAAAGATTATAGCAGGAAAGCTTTAGCTGTTCATAATTACAATGCAACAATTGATAGTAAGGCTTTACTTACTGAAAAAATATTTAGTGTTGCAGATACCTATGAACAATTTGAAGAATTTTATTTTCCTCTTCAATATGATTTTCGTGGCAGAATATATTGTGTACCAGAGGGATTAAACTATCAGCAAAATGATTTAGCTAAAGGTTTATTACTTTTTAGAAATGGTAAAAAGATTGGCACACAATTAGCTGTAGATAGATTAGCTGTCCATGGTGCTAATATGTATGGTCACGATAAAGATACTTTAGAGAACAGAATAAAATGGGTTAAAGAAAATGAAAAATTTATTCTGCAATCTGCTGAAGACCCACATAATAATTATGAGTTCTGGGCTGAAGCATCTGAACCAGTACAATTCTTATCATTTTGTTTTGAGTGGAATGACTTCTGTAAATCTGGAAAAAGTTTAGACTTTATAACTAATGTAATTTGTTATTCTGATTGCACTAATTCTGGTCTACAAATTTTTTCAGCATTACTCAAAGATGAAAAAGGTGGTAATGCAGTAAACCTGGTACCATCTAATAAAGTTCAAGATGTATATGGTGAAGTTGCAAATGCTACTATTGAGTTACTTGAAGCAGAACCAGATAGTCAATTGAAAAAGATATGGTTGGACTATGGTATCAACAGGAAGACTACAAAAAAAGTTACCATGTGTATTGTATATGGACTAACTCAATTTTCTTGTAGGAAATATATTCAAGACCACCTGGAGGAACTTCAAGAAGATGGTATTAAAGATATACCATTCTCTACTGACAGAAATCCTATGCCTGGTGTGCCTAATATATTTAAAGGTTCAGCATTTTTATCTAGGTTTGTATGGAAGGCTTTAGATGAAGTAATTGTATCAGCTAAAGAAGCGATGAAATGGTTACAAGATACATCTAAATTAGTTTCAGAAAATGGATTGCCAGTTGTTTGGACTACACCTACAGGGTTTAAAGTTCAGCTAGTTTGTCCAGTATTAGAAACTAAAAGAATAAATACTTATATGGGAGAAAAAATATTTAGACCCAAAAGTAATACCTATACTCCAGACATTAAGAAAACTACCATAGCAGTGGAGACTAACAAGATAGATAAGCGTAAAGTATCTAATAGTATTTCACCTTGTTTTGTTCACGCACTAGATGGCGCTGTCCTTCAAAAGGCTGTGAGTAAAGCTAAAGATTACAACATAGAAAACTTTGCTTGTGTTCATGATAGCTTTGGTGTCCTGGCAACAGATGTTCAATTGATGAACCAATCATTAAGAGAAGCTTTTGTTGAAATATTTGATGGGAAAAATTTACTTGAAGAATTTAAAGATGAAATGCTCCCACAAATTCAAAAAGAAAAACAACACAAAATAAAACCTACTCCAAAACAAGGCACTCTGGAATTGAAGAATGTATTGGGTAGTTATTATTTCTGTAGTTAAATGACTACGCTAGCGTTTATAACAAGACACTATAGATGAACTGAAACTTCATCAGTGTTGGGCTGGGCAATTATTTGTTGTGTGCGAAAAATATTAACCACAGCCCAACATTAAATTTAACTTACATACCTAGGAGGGTATAATTATGCAAAAAGCAAAAACCTTTACTTCTCCTTTTGGCAAAGCCATCTATCCACATTTAACTAAATGTGATGTGAGGTTCAAACCAGAAGGTGAATACAAAGTAGACTTGGAACTTGGTGAAGCTCCAGCAAATAATCTTGTAAAAATTTTAAAAGAATATCAAGTTAAAGCTGTAGCAGAAGCTAAAGACAAGACAGGTAAAAAAGAAATTAAAACAGCTCCTTTACCTTACAAACAAGAAGATGATAAATATGTCTTCAAATTTAAAATGAAGGCCAGTGGTACCAATGGTAAAACTGGTGAGACTTTTAAACAAAGACCAGCTTTATTCGATAGTGAATTAAAACCAATTAATCCAGAAGACACAAGTATCTGGGGTGGTTCAATTTTAAGAGTAAGCTTTCAACCATTCCCTTGGTTTACTCCAGCACTTGGTGCAGGTGTATCCTTAAGACTTAAATCAGTTCAAGTAAAAGAATTAGTTGAAGGTGGTGGACAAACTGCTGAAGCCAGTGGTTTCGATAAAGTACATGGTTACTCCAACAATACAGGGTCGGACAATGTGGAAGTACAAGAAGAAGTTTCCAGCGCAACCGACTTCTAAATTCAAATCTAAACTTGAGGAAGATTTTAATAATTTTTTAGAACAGAACCATATTAAGTTCGGTTATGAAGATTATAAAGTAAACTTCCTCAAGCCAGAAAAACCTTCCAAATACACTCCAGATTTTAACTGTCCAGCAAAAGATAAATTTAAAATTATATTTGAAACTAAAGGACAGTTCTTAACTTCAGATAGGAAAAAACATTTATTAATTAAACAACAACATCCAGATTTAGATATTAGATTTGTGTTTTCTAATTCAAGAACAAAAATTGGAAAGAAATCTAAAACAACTTATGGCAGATGGTGTGAACTTAAAGGGTTCAAATACCACTGCATTTATTCAACAAAAAAATTCTTACCAGATGAATGGGTCAAAGAATTACATCAACAACAAGCAGGATTTTAATATGAGTAGAAAAACAACAGATTATTTTATTATACATTGTACAGCAACTAAACCTTCAATGGATATTGGTTATGAAGAAATCAACCGATGGCATAGAGAGCGAGGATGGTTGTCTTGTGGGTACCATTTTATTATTAGAAGAAATGGTGTGATTGAAGATGGTAGAACAACTGATGCAGTTGGAGCTCACTGTCGTGGAAAAAATCATAACAGTATAGGTATTGCTATGGTTGGTGGTGTTGCAGAAGAT